TTTATGCGCTTTACACAGATGTAAGACAGCAAGGATCTAATAATCAATCAAAAGTTTCTGCATTGGTAAACGATACTACAGAGAATCAATTCTTCTACAGAAATCTTTATGTCATTGGATTGATCAAAAAGAATGGTACCATTCATCCAACAATTCGAGGTTTGGTCTCAAAACTAATAGCAGATTTATATTCGAAAGGAAAATACTAATGGTAAATATTTTATTAAACGTTATTCCAATTCTAGCAACAATTTTTTTAGTAATTTGTTATTTTCCTCAAATCCATAAAACATGGAAAACAAAGGATGTATCAGGTATCAGCTTATCATTCTTTGTAATGCTCAATATTGCTCTAACATTACTTTTAATCAATTCGATTCTTCTTTACACGACGAACGGAAACTTTGGTTATGTGATTACTTACATTTTCAATGAAGGTTTGGCTTTCGTGATGCTGGTATTCATTCTAAAATATCGTCAAAAACCTCAAGCATAGAGACTTCTCTATGCTTTTTCTTTTTAAAAAAGTTTCCATTTTAATTTACGTTTTTATACGGACAGATATAAATACAAAGTAAGACAAACAAATAATTTTTAATCGGAGGAATTATTAATGGCAATCGATCTTTTAAATCTTGAACCAGTAAAAGCTTCAACAAACTTAGCATCATATACTTCATTCATTTATGGTGTGCCTAAAATCGGTAAAACTACTTTCGTTCATGAAATGTATGGTAGCCGAGTTTTATTCGTTGCGACAGAAAAGCGTCACAAAGTATTAGTTGGTGCAAACGTACAATACGTTTCTTCATGGATTGAATACTTACAAATTTTAGCTCAATTACGTAATCCAAAACTAAAAGAACGTTTTGATGTAATCGCAATTGATACTGTAGAAAATCTTTACTCAATGTTAGAAAAATACATCCTTGCTAAATACGGAAAAACTGAATTTGGTCAAGTTGATTGGGGTAAAGACTGGATTGATTTAAAAACAGACTGGAAAGACAACCTTCAAATGATTGAGAAGCTTGGTTACACTCCAGTGTTCATTTCTCACGCAACTCAAATTTTAACTAAAGTTCCTATTTCAGATATAGATTCAGAGCAAGTTAATGAAACTATGAGTCTGAAAGAAGATAAGAAAACTAAAGAAAAGTACTACGAATTCAATAAATACGTTCCAGATTTAAAAGATAAAGTTATGGCCCCAATCAATAAAATGGTCGATAACATTCTGTTCATGACATTAGCAACAGATGAAAGTATGGGTGAACGACGAGTTATCCACTTACGTGAAACTTTACAGTGGCAAGCTGGTTCAACTTTTACAGGAATTGCTCCAGTAATTGATTTAAGTGCTCAATCTTACAAAGAAGCGGTTGAAGAAGCTATCAACAAAATTGATCCAACTTATTTGAAAGAAGAAAAAGAATCGGTTGGTTTAGACCACGTTGAATTAGATTTTGAAGCTCTTATGAAAGAAGCAAAAGAGTACGGAGTTAAATTCCACGGTGCTGGTCGTATGGAAGAACTACAACGAATTGTAGATGAAGTATTTGGTGCTGGTAACAAATTAACAGATGCGAAAAAACACCAAGCACAACCACTATTTGTAGCTTTACAAAAAATGAAAGATGCGTGGGGTGAATAAGATTATGCGTGATCTAACTAAATCAGCTCAATCTTTATCAGACAAAGCATCGAAAACTTTTGTTCAAGCTATTGATAAAGTTGAAAAATCTAGTTTATTGCTTCAACAAGCTATTGAAAAAGCTGAAAATGAAAATTCAAAAGATACTCTAAAAATTGAAGAAATACAGCAGCAAATTCAATCTCGAGAATCAGCTAATGAAGAACGAAGAAATATGATTCTTAATAATGAAGGTTTTATCAAAAATCTGAGAAGCATTATTCAATAATTCCAATAAGAGAATTGATGAAAGTCAGTTCTCTTATTTTTATACGATAATTAAAGGAGAAATATACTATGACAGTAGTTTTAAAAGACAAAGGAAAAAAGCGTCAGAGACAATTAAAGTTTGAAGAAGAACGTTTAGTATCTTTTATTGAGCAAGGATTAGCCCCACTTTCGGTTAACCTGAACACTAAGAAGGATTATATCAAGAAAGTAATTCGTCTTATTACCTCTCAAGAAGAAATTGAAGCCAAAGAAATCACAAAAGTTCTTATTCAAAACGCTTTAGTATTAACTAACGACATCAAAGATGACGAGGGTTATGTAGATGCAGCTTATCTTCAAAATACAAATTGGAACAAATTTGCAAGATACGTACTTCAAAAAGAATTATATAAACGAGCTTCTAAAAATCGTTCGTATGATGTGAACGAGAAGTATGGTGACTTCTTAGGATTAGTAATCACTCTTACAGAAAAAGGTCATTACACTCCAGATCTTTTAAAGAATTATTCTCATGAAGAACTTATTCAAGCTGGTAAAGCAATTGATCCAGAAAAAGATGATTTATTCGATTTCCCTGGTCTACATTCATTATCTAATCGTTATTTAGTTAAAGACTTCGATAATTCGATTTATGAATTACCTCAAGAACGATTCATGATTGCAGCACTACATTTAATGATGCCTGAAAAAGAAAAAAGAGTTGAACGAGCAATCGAATTATATTGGGCGATTTCAAATTTATACTTAACTTTAGCAACTCCTACCTTAACTAATGCTGGTAGAACAACAGGCGGATTATCATCTTGTTTCGTTTTAACAACAGAAGATTCTCTTCGTGGAATTTATGATGACAATACAGATGTTGCAACCTTCAGTAAAAATGGAGCAGGTATTGGTATTTATTTTGGTAAGTTACGTGCTGCTGGTTCAGATATTCGAGGACATAAAGGTGCTTCATCTGGAATTATTGGTTGGATTAAGCAATTAGATAATACAGCAGTATCAGTTGACCAACTTGGACAACGTGCTGGAGCAATTTCAGTCTATTTAGACGCTTGGCATAAAGATATTTTAACTTTCTTAGATCTTCGTTTAAATACTGGAGATAAGAATTTACGAGCGTACAATATTTTCACTGGAATATGTTTACCAGACGAATTTATGAGACAAGTAGAAAAACGTGGAGACTTTTACTTATTTGATCCACATGAAATCAATTCGGTAATGGGATTCAAATTAGAAGATTACTTCGATAAAAAGAAACTTGGAGACAAAGAAATTCCTAATCCTATTGACCATGCTTGGACATACCGTTATTACCAATGCGTAGATAACAATGAACTGAGCAAAAAACGAATTCCAGCGATCGAACTTATGAAGAAAATCATGCAATCTCAATTAGAAACTGGTATTCCATATATGTTCTATCGAGATACAGTTAATCGAGATAATCCTAACTCTCACAAAGGAATGATTTATTCATCAAATCTTTGTTCAGAAATTGCTCAAAACATGAGTCCATCTTTTGTTGAAACAGAAGAAATTGATTGGACCAATGGTAAAGTTATTGTTACTAAAGAAATTGGAGATCTTGTTACTTGTAATTTATCTTCATTAGTTCTAAACAGAATTATGAAAGATGACGTTTTAGAACGAGTAATTTTTATCCAAATGAGAGCTTTAGACAATGTCATTTCTTTACTTAAAGTTCCTGTACCTCAAGCTCAATTTACAAACTTACGTTATCGCGCTGTTGGTGCTGGAGAACAAGGTATTGCTGCTTTACTTGCTCAAAATCAAATCATGTGGGATTCAGAAGAAGCTGTTGATTATATCAACAAATTAGAAGAACAAATCATGTTTCACACAATTAAAGCTTCAGCTCTTTTAGGGAAAGAAAAAGGTTCGTACCCTGTGTTTGAAGGTTCTCAGTGGCAAACTGGTGAGTGGTTCGAAAATCGAAATTTAACATCGAAAAGATGGGTAAAAGTAAGAGAATTAGCTTCTAAATATATGCGTAATGGTTATTTACGTGCTGTTGCTCCTACAGGTGGTACATCAGTGATTGCTGGTTCTACTCCAGGAATTGATCCAATCTTTGATGTTATTTATTTCGAACGAAAGAAAGATTTCCAACTACCTATTGTAGTTCCAAATCTCAATACTAAAACTTGGTTGTACTATAAACCTACTATGAAGATGAGTTTTGAAGGAGAAAAACAATTAGCTCATGTATGGGCCATCAAACACAATCAAGTTCGTCAAAAGTTCGTAGACCAAGCTATTTCTCATAATTTCTATATTCCTCAAGGCATTAAAGCAAAAAATATTCTTGAACTTCACATTCGAAATTGGAAATCAGAAGTTAAGACTTCTTACTACACTCGTTCGTGGGACGTTAAGAATGAAGACAACTGTTTAGCGTGTTCATCATGATGGAAGTAAAAATTGAAGCGATTGAAGATGTTATATGTCACAAACACTTTGTAAAAAAGGGTGATGTGATTCGAGCTGAGTTTAGTCAATTTGGTGTGAGTTTACTTTTTGGTAATTGCTGGTCCTTAGAGTATAAATATGATGTCATTAGAAAATACTTCAAAGTTTACAATCAATAAATTCAAAGGTGTTCGCAACTAATGTGAGCACCTTTTTAATTTACGTTTTTATTTTACTAGATATAAATAACATATAACTAACAGGAGGGAACAATAATGGAATTAGAAAAAATTGTTCGAGTATTGGATATCACAAAAAATAATAAAGCTGCACGTATTTTTGATGAAGTGAGTGGAATTCTTTTTTGGGACGATATTAGCAATCAAAAATATTACGACTTAATTAAAGAAATGAGAGAAAAATTTTGGATTCCAGATGAAGTAAGTATGGCTCAAGATAAACTTCAGTGGAATTCTGCTATGCGTGAGAAAGATAAAGAGCTTTATAAAAGTGGAATAGGAATTTTAGCTTCATTAGACAGTGTAGCAACATTCTTTGATAAAATTGCTTCAGATTACATTCAAGATTCAGCTGTAAAAGCTAACATGGCTTTCATTGCTGCAATGGAGACAATTCACAATGAATCGTACACTTATACTCTTGCTTCATTAGTACCGAAAGAAGAAGCAAAAGAAGTATTTGAACGACCAAAAACCAATCCTTTCATGATCAAAAGAAACAAAATTATGATGGATTTATTTGACGAGTTCTTAGAAAAACGTGATATTCCATCATTCTTAAAAGCTTTAGTAGCAATGAGTGGATTAGAAGGATTATGTTTTGTTAATGGATTTACTCCTTTCTATCACTTCAATCGAGACAATAAAATGTTTGGTACAGGTACAATTATTCAATACATTCAACGAGATGAAGTTCAGCACTCTTATTTCCAAACAATTCTTGTTCGAGATATTTTAACTCAATATCCAGAATACAACACTAAAGAATTTGCTTCGTTTGTATATGAATTCTTCAAAGAGTTGGTTGAGTTAGAACAGTCTTTCTGCAACGATCTATACAAAAACCATCCAGAAATAGATATTGAAGAGATTCGTCAATATGTTGGCTACCGAGCAAACTTATTGCTTGATAATTTAGGATTAACTAAAATCTTTGACGCTAAAAAGAATCCTATGCCTTGGATCAATTCATTCGACCCGAGCAATTCAAATAATACGAAAGTCGATTTCTTTGAAGATAAAGAAACTAACTATACGAAACCAAGTGAAACTACTAACGGTTGGGATGAATTATAAATGAAAACTTTAGTATTGATTGCTTCAAACACAGGAAATACTAAGACGTTTTTAGATTATATCACCAGAAATACGAAAGGAGAGTTGGTCATCTGTGATGACTTCTCTTCTACTTTTGAAAATTATTCAAAAATTATTCTTGGCAGTTATACATGGTCGGATGGAAAGATTCCAAAAAAGATGAAAGACCATTTGATTAATAATCATCTTCAACTTGATGGAAAAGAAGTTTTCATATTCGGTAGTGGGAATTCAATTTATCCTCATTTTTGCAGAGCTGTGGAAAGCTTGAAAAAGATTTGCGAAGATTCTGGAGCTCTAGTAAAAGGTACTTACAAGTTTGAACAACGATTTAATGAAGAAGATTTATCTAAAGAACAAGATGAAGTTCTTTCAAAAATACTTTCGAAATTTTAAGGAGATAATACAATGGAAATGTTATTAGCTTTGTTATTAGCTATCTTCCTATTCGCTTTAGTCACGTTTGCTATTTCTTTTGCGTTTGACTTAGGAATTGAATTAGCTTTTCAAATAGAACCAAATTTGTACGGAATATGGATATTGGTGGTTGCATCAGTATTATTCTGCTTGCTTTTTGTAAAAGCCCAAGATTAATTAAGAACGGCAAAGGAGAAATCCTTTGTCTTTTATTTTGAACAATAATCTTTTTGCAGAATATTCAAATAGGTATGTACGGACTTACAAAAACTGTATATAATTATAAATAGAGAGAGAGATAAATAATTTTTTAAATAACTTTTTATTTAATCGGAGGAGATACAATGCTTACCTATGCAACTTTTAAACCTGAAGAGAAGTTTCGAATGAAAACTTCTAACGATGATTCTTATGTCGTATTAAAGAAAGAACTTAATGATGCTGTATTCGATGTGAAAACAATCGATGAACTGGATATCTGGTTTGATGACGAGTTTCTTCTAAGGGGCGAAGAATTAATTCCAACATTTGTTATAAAAAATGTAGAAGGTAATAACGTTACTGAACGTGATATTCTGATTTGTGGAACTATTGTTTTTACTTCTCACGATGAAGAAGGAAATACAGTAAGTTTAACGAATAATGCAGCTCAAACAATATTGAAGTTCAAGCATGCTTTGATAGGAGAACATCATGTTTTGGTTTATGAAAACTACTAATAACAACTAAACAATTACATTTTCAAATCTCAACGTTCATAGAGTTGGGATTTTTTTTGTTGACAAAATGTAAAAAAAGTAGTTCAAAAGTATGTACGAACTTCCAAAAACTGTATATAATTATAAATAGAGAGAGATATTTAAAAAAAATTAATAAATCGGAGATGATTAACATGACAGAAAAAACAATTGACGAGAATCAAACAGTATACGTTAACGTGTATTCAATTACTAGAGAGCTAGGCGGAAGTGAAGAAGGTGGATGGTACTTTAACTGGTACGAATGTATAGAATGTGTTCCAGTAAAATACAAACGAGCACAAGAAATGAGAGAACTTCTTGAAAAAGAGTACGAAAATTATCCAATCGGTAATATTTATTCTGTACTTGGTGGAAGAGGACTTCTAGTTTATATAGAAACTGAAAGAGCTGCAAGCGAGACTAAAGAAAGACCTATCTACGAGTAAATTACAACTAAAACAGGAAAAGCAAACCTCAACATATTGTTGGGGTTATTTTTTTTGCCTTTAATTTACGTTTTTCATTTTACAGATATAAAAAATATAAAGAATGGAGGGGTATTAATGGCAAGACAATATAAGTGCTACGGATTCTGCGGAGAAAAATATCCAAAAGAAGAGCTCCAACTCTATAAAACTCATAATCATTGCAAACCCTGCTATGAACGAAAGGTAAAGGAAACTGAAGACCGTGAAGAGCTTTATAGAATGGTATGTCAGCTGTTCAATTTAAACTTTCCTACTGGATTAATGCTCAGACAAATTAAGCAGTTTAGAGAAGAAAGAAATTATACGTACAAAAACATCTATTTCACGATTGATTATATTGTTCGTTTACAAAAAGTTAAACTGCAGCCTCAGTATGGAATTGCTTTAGTTCCTCACTATTATGATGAAATGCTTCGTTACTACAAAAATTTACAAGAGAAACGAGCTAATACAGTCATTCAAGAAAAGACTAAGGTGAAAGTTTATATCGAACCAACTCCACTAGTTAACGAATACAGAGAGAAAAAATTCATCAATATGGAGGACTTACTAAATGACTAATGTACAAGAACAACCAAAACCAGTAATAAATACCCTAAATCCACCTCGAGCAATCTATTCAGTTATCGGGAACCTTTGTAAAAATCCTCAACAATTAAGAGATCCTGAGATTTTTCTATCGGAGAAAGACTTTTCTCAAGAGTTTCATAAGATTGTTTTTTCATCAATACACAACTTAGCCTTTAGCGACGGAGAAACAACAAAGATCGATGAAATCGATATTGATAACTATTTAGCTTCTTATCCAAAATTATACAAAGTATGGGAAAAACATAATGGAATGACTTATGTTCGAGATTCAATCTCCCATTCTAATCAAGAAACATTCAAATCAAATTATGACAGACTTAAGAAATTTGCTCTGCTACGTCATTATTTAGAAAATGGAATTGATATTACAGACTTATACGATTATTCAACAGTGGATGTTGTCACAATGGACAGCAACATGAAAAGAATCGATAAAATGTCTCTTCAAGATATTTTAGAACATTACATGAAGAAAATGATGGATATACGAGACGACTTTAAAGTTGGACAAGATTCAAAAGATTTTAAAGCTGGAGATGATTTAGATACTCTTTTAGAAGATTTAAACAAAGCACCAGAATTCGGATATCCGTTCCAAAATGGATTCTACAATGCTATTTTCCGTGGAATGAGAAAAACTAAATTCATGCTTCGTTCAGCTGGTACAGGAGCCGGTAAAACACGACAAGCATTGGCTGATATGTGTAATGCAGCGTGTTCAACCATCTACGATTTAAAAATTGGAAAATGGATTGACAATGGACCATCACATCCATGTTTGTTCATCTCAACCGAGCTTGAAAAAAGAGAAGTACAAACTATTATGTTAGCTTTCATTTCTGGAATCAATGAACAAGTGATTAAAGATGGAAGATATGAAGAAGGAACATTCAAGATCCTTCAAAAAGCTATTGAAATACTGAAAGAATCTCCAATTTATTGCGTGTACGTAGATGATTTCTCCATCTCAGATATTGAAATGATTATTGAACGATACATTATCGAGCACAATGTTCAATATGTCTCATTTGACTACATTCAAATGACTCCAAAATTATCAAGATCTATGGCTAGCGCATTTGGTTCCAACTTACGTGAAGATCAAATTCTAGTTCAATTTTCTTCAGCTTTAAAAATTCTTGGAAACAAATACAACGTGTTTATTGAATCTTCAACTCAATTAAACAGAAGCGCGAAAGAAGCTGATAATCGAGATACAACAGCGCTTCGTGGAGGTAGTGCAACAGCAGATAAAGTTGACCACGGTTTAATGACATTCAGAGCAACAGCTAAAGACCATGAGAACCTCAAACACATTTTAGAGCGAGGATTCTTTAAACGACCTAATTACTCTCACTGGGTCTATAAAAATCGTTCTGGTCGAAATAACTGTATTATTTGGACGGATATGGATTTAGGTACCATGAGAGAGGAACCGCTATTTGTCACTGATACGGATTACAATCTTATAACCGATATTGAACAAATCGAAATTTGTTTTTCAGATGTTACTGATA